TGGAACGATTGTATTATTACCATTTGTTGAAGCACTTTACCAGGCGATTGTCAATGCTAATACTTTTCGTGCACAAGGTTTAAAATACAGCTACACTTTCACAATACCTCAAAATATTAGTTATATCAATGAGAAAGAAATTCCACCAAATCAGGTTCTTTCCAAATGTTATCCTGGAGATGAATTAATTACTATTTCAAGAAATGCTCAACAATTTGTAAATGCCTATGTTTTCAATGGATTGTTTATTGATTATACTCCTCTTGGCTAGAATCTGATTCATAATCAGTTTCTGCAGTATATTCACTAGTATATTCAAATGTTGTTTCCTGATCACTATCATAGCTTGTTTCTCCATCACTTGATGAATCATATGTTGTTTCACTATCTGACATAATTAAAATAAATATTTTTATATTTCCAAATGAACTTAAAAAGTATTTAACTAATTTTTTTATAAAATGAGTGAAAAAAAAGTCACTTGGAAAAATTACATTCTTACTTCCGTTGGAAGCGGTGTTGCAGTTGCGGTATCACATCTACTTGCAACTAAGGCAAATTGTTCAGTTGCTGATCACTGGGCTACAATTGGATTAGCTGGTTCAGTAGGAAGCTTAGCTGGATCTTATTTATCTCAGCATGGATTTCCCAAGAAAAATTGATAGTTTATTTTGCAGTTTTCAACACAAATTGTTAAACCATATGTTAAATGATAACTGAATCAGTACAGAAATTTTTTGCACTGATCGTTGCTTGTAAATTACTTTTGTTAAATCGTAGTAATATCAATGTTAAAAGAAATCCTATTCTCAAAAAAGAGTTGGATCTTAAGATTGAGTATCAATGTTTGTGTTTATTGAAGTCCAAGCATGCATCTCCATTTTTAATCACTCATTTTGGAGATTTCCACAACTGGAAGGAAATTTCTTCTTGGTTTGACGAAAAAATTCCAAAAATTGAGTTAGCGAATTTAGTATTGCGATTCAGTTATTTGGATTTCGATTTGTTGAGAGATTCCGTGAATAATCAGAAAGTTTTCACCGACTGGTTCAAAAATATGGTCTCTCCTCCCAAACCGAAAAAAGAAAAGAAATCAGCTCCAAATCTATCTCTTATTTCAAAAAGAATAGAGCTTATCAAATCCAGTTTTCCAAAACACTATCTTGTTCGCTCATTCCTTAGAAAGAGTAATTACGCGATAATGCGTCAGATCACAAACGGAAGTGGGAAAAATCCGGCCATTAACAAATTCTTGATAAGAAAACTAAAAGGAGAACAAAACAGATTTCAAATTCCTTCTTTTTTCCAATGGAAAGTTCAAAGGAAAATAGGTAAACTAACTGTCTTTATTAGACAAGCAAAGGATCCACCTCCTGGTTCTTATGGGGCAACAATACCCATACGACAGCCAAAAGATCCAACAAAAACTGAGGTGCGTATTATTTAAAAAAATAATATTTGATATTTTGAGTAGTATTTTGAAGTGGTTGCAATCACCATCCCCCCACCCAAAAAAAACACTCCCTTATAAAAAAACTGAAAAATATTTTGATAACCTTTTAACTTTATAACAATGTTAAAAAGAAATAGCCCAGATTCTTTTTCTGACAAATTAATTAATATTAAAATTTTAAACGAAGATTTAGATTCATGGTCTGAAAATAGTCGTACTCTTCTTTTCATTTTACTAGGAGCAATAGAAGCGAGTGAATTAATTCAAGCTTACACATCCAGTTTATGGCCAGTTATTGGTCTTTTTGAAAAAATGAGAATTAACAATCATATGTTTCTTCCATTTTGGATAAGAGGGCATTCAAACGAATTTTTAAATTGGAATACTTTCGACAATATTTTAGAAGATCTAAAAAAACTAGAAACTGGAAATATTAGACAACCCAATACCTTCCCAGAAAATATTACTTTTGGAAATTACATTCCAGAAGATTTTACTTTTTCAATAATTTGTCCAAAGAAAAAACCTAGAAAATGCACAAAAAAATGGAAAAAATGGTGTTTTTGTTTAAAATTATTAAATGAATATGTAAATCGAAAAACATCTTACCCACTTGAATTTTTAGCTGTGAGAGGTTGGAATAATTCTGAGCTCAATTTGGAAAATAATAGCCAAAATATTTTAAAAATGTTATTAAATCATTTGAATCAAAAACTTCCAGAAACAAAAGTACCGCAATATTGTCTTCTTCCATGCTACAAACCACCCTATATTGAAATGGAATTTAGAGAAAAAAGTAAAAAAGCCGATATTGATCTCAAAATGAATGTTTGGTTTCATGTTTTAGCACATGTTTCAAACTCAAACGAAATAAATTCTCAATCAATCTTACAAGGTATTAATTTTTTTATTGGAAATTTACTTATTGAAATAGATCTTTTTACACTGGATATCGTCGGAAACTCTTTAGGATTAGTTTTTGCACAATTTGGAGAAATTATTTTGTAAAATACATTAATGAATTTCATTATCTTCCCTCACCAACTATTTGAAAATATTGAAAAACTGAAAAGTTACAAAAAAATATACCTTATCGAACATCCTATTTTTTTCGGCTACAGAGATATTATAATGAATTTTAATAAAAAAAAACTTATTCTTCACTGTGCTTCTATGCGTTTCTACGAACAATATCTCAAAAAAAACCTAAAAGCTTCCATCACCTACAAACCAATTACCAAAATCAAAAAACAAAATTATGATTTTTTTGCTGACCTTAAAATTAAAGGAAAAACACATTTCTATAATCCTGTTGATCATTTATTGTCTGAACAAATCAATAAATTTTCTAAAAAGAACAATGTGGAAATTGTTCAATTTGAAACTCCAAATTTTGTGACGGGTGAGGAGGAATTGCGTGATTATTATAGTTCAGTAAAAAATAAAAAAAGACCTTTCTTCCAAACATCCTTTTATAAATGGCAAAGAGAACGTCTTCATATATTAATGACCGCCAACAATCAACCCCTAGGAGGAAATCTAACATATGATGATGAAAACCGCAACCCTCTCCCAAAAAATATTTTTATTCCAAATGTAATACCTCCTCCAGAAGATAAATTCGTCAAAAATGCTATCAAATTAATTGAAAAAGAATTTCCGAATAATACCGGTGAAAGTGAAGATTATTGGTGTCCGATCACCTTCGATGAAGCCAAAAAATGGCTCGAACTCTTCCTCAAAGAAAGACTCCTCCATTTTGGAACTTACCAAGACGCAATTACCATCCGTCCTTTTCCCTTTCTATTTCATAGTGGAGTCAGCTCTTCAATTAACATTGGAATTCTCGACCCAATGTATGTAATTAATCGTGTAATTGAATATGGAAAAGAAAATAAAATTTCTATCAACAATATTGAAGGTTTTATTAGACAAATACTGGGATGGAGGGAATTCAGTCGTTATACTTATCTTTTTATTTATGAACCGATGACTACAAAAAATTATTTCAATGCCCAGAAAAAAATTGGACAATCATTTTATGATGGAACAACTGGGTTATCGGTTATGGACGATACAATCAAAAAAGCTTTTAAAAACGGTTATCTACATCACATTGAACGTCTTATGATTATGGGTTCACTTATGATGATGATGGGAATATATCCCCGCGATGTTTACCAATGGTTTATGGAATTTTCCGTTGATAGTTACGATTGGGTAATGATCAACAATGTTTATAGTATGGCTTTATATAGTGATGGTGGTTTAACTACAACTAAAGCATATGCTGGATCTTCCAACTACGAAATGATAAGAAAAAGTGATTATCCCAAAGATGGTTATGAAAAAATTTGGGATGCGCTATATTGGAATTTTATTGGAGAACATTTGGACAAAATGAGAAAAATGGGACGATTTGGACCCATACAGGCTAAATTCTGGGAAAGAAAAAGTGCTGAAGAAAAGAAACATTTTAGAGAAATAGCTAACAATTTTATATCCAAAAACACCAAATAAAATTTATATGTAAATAATATGAACAACTCTAATGTTATGGCTAATATCAACAAAAAATTAAACAAACCAAACTTTAGCCCTGAACCAACTCAAGGAATGAATTGGGTAAATATTGCAGTTTTTATTGCTATCGCTCTCAAAACATTTGGTCTCATACCACTTGTGATCAGAGTTGCTAGAACTCAATCAGCTGAAGATATATCATACATAACTCCAATAATGTTTCTTCTTGCATTCTTGATTTTGTGTGTCGTTAGCATCGCAAAGAAAGTTTATGCTCCAATCTTATTATTCTTGATTGGTATTACTGCTTCAGTTGTCCTTCTTATTCAGAAAATCATGTATGAAAATAACAAAACCTCGACTGACGGAGAAGGTGAATCTAAAATAGATAAAGAAATTATGAAATATCACACCAAATTTAAATTCCCTGATCCCAACCTCAATGGTCTTGACAAAGCTAAGTTCCCAAAGAAGTAAATCCAAATTTCTTCGGGGGAATAATATCATCATCATTATAATTAGTAAATCCAAATTTCTTCTCCTCTACTTTTGGAGTAGCCTCTGCTTTGGGTGTTGAAAATCCGAATTTCTTTAATGGCGTTGCTTCCGATTTTGGCGTGGAAAATCCAAATTTTTTCGGTGGAGGCGGTATATCTTCATCTGAATCAACCGGTGAAACATCCTTTTGTACAGGAGTTGAATCTGCCTTTTGTACCGAAAATCCAAACTTGCTCAACTTTTTAACAACAATTGCAGTTTCATCTCCTTGAGGTGATGTCACTATAAAGCCATCGTAATCAGTTAATGATGAATCTGCTATCCCACTTGATTTCGGTTTGATCTGTCTCTCTGATAATAAAGATTCATATCCATGTTTTTTGTAGAATTGCCACTGATCATAGAATAATTTTAATTGATCACGTGCCCAGACAAACCATTCTCGGTCTCGAAAAACTGGTAATACCTGATAAACTGAAATCTTCCAATATGATGCTCCCTGAAAATCCCATCGTAGTTTATTATATTCACGGATATGTTTCACCATCCAGTCAGTTAATTCTTTTCCCTTCATGTACATTGTACTGTAGATATGCTTAATATCGTCTTTATTTTTGAAAGATAAAACTACACCACATTCAGGTCCATTTTCATTAACATCTTCTAGATATGCATCTTCATCATCATATTCTTCGAATTTACATTCTAAGAAATCACATCTTTCCAAATCACATACTTCTAATTGGCCCTGCATTTGGGCCCAATAATAATTTGGAGGAATTTGTCCAATTGTTCTTTTTGGAGGACATTTGATTTCCAACATCACTCCATCATCACTTATTCCATCGGGAGATGCCCCTATAAAAAAATTATCTTCCGATGGATGTCTTAAACATCCAAAATCAGTTACTTTCTTACCAGTTCGTTTCTCATAGATCATTGTGGCAACTGGTTCATATTTCGTACCCCATCGGGTGAACTCATTTCCCTTAAATTGTGAGGCTTCATGTCCCAGTTTTTGCAATAGAACCTCTCTTGCAGAACCAATCCATCCAAAAACATTTCCCCAACTACTTGCAGTTATGAGATTTTCTCGGAAAGCGTACCATTCTGGAGTCCTCTGCTCAGGCAATGTCTTATTTATTTCACACAATTTTTCAAACTGTGTCCGAATATCATCCGTTTGTAAAATGATACGTCTCAATGAACGAATCACCTTCCAAATCTGATCTTTCAATTCCTTCTCATAAATTATTAAATATGTTTTCATAATTTCTTCACTTACCTTGCGATAAAAATTAGTTTGGTCAATTGATGAAATAGCAGGATCCCACTCATTCAACAAAAATGCATTCTCATCTGAATTAGTAAAATGCTCCAAAATAATTTTATCATAATAAAACTGTAAAACACCCATTTAATTATTATACTGTGTTATTTTCTTTAAATTAATTCACTTTTTTATTCTGGGTACCATTCTTTGAATCTAGCCTGCATTTTTGGATGATCTGGATGACATATTCTTTTGATATGTTCATACCAAGCATTTCTTATTATTTTACAAGCAACATTTTTCCTTATGACTCTCAGCGTTTCTACTCTATTTAATGTCAACCCAATTGTTTTTCGTATTTCACTGATTCTTTTAATTTCTAAAGTGAAAAAATCAAATGAGTTTTTGAGTACTCGAAGAAATTCTTCCTCCAAACGCGAGAGTTCTTTCATTAAAATTTCTCTCCCCCAATCTATTAAATTATGATGAACATAATCCGGAAAATCCAATAATTTTTCATAAATTCCTAAATCAATGTATTGATATTCAAATAATTCTGCTATTTCATTGAAAAACATTGATCCCTCCCCATATAAATTATTAATGAATATTTTTTTGTGAATAACTTTAACAATAATATCCAAAATATGGGAGAATTTAAGGAAATATTTTTTCTTGGCATAGGATTTTACTACTTCAATTAAATTAAAGAGACCACGAAATTTTTGGCAATGATAATATGTACTAAGTATATTCGAAAAACTTTGTTCACTTACATTCCCTAAAATTTCTATTGTTGTTATAATATCTGGATCTTTTGTATAAAAAGATGCATCTGGTAGGAT